AGCATATCTGGCGCGTCAGTTAGTAGCACTTATTAAGAAGTACCCTTATCCGGCTCCTGAGCTGAAGACTTTGTCTAAAGCGAAGGCACTGGAGAAGTTCGCTGCAGCAGAGACACGCTGCGCGAGCTACAACTTAAAATTCCAAATACGTGAAAAGCGTAAATGGAATCTCGACGAGGACATCCTTAATAAGATGTCCAAGTACATCCGACGGGTGATTGGCTTAAAACCCAACCTCCCTAGGATTTATCGAGAGTGCTACTTTGGGCCTGGGGCGTCCGTTGGTGTGCATGGTTCGTCCACTAACCTAGCCAGTAAGTTGCTGGCGGGTGAGTGGTCATGTACACCGAGTGCCCTTCCATACGCTGTGTCCGCTCTAAGCCAGGACTTCCATGTCTTTGAGCTTTTATGCTCTGGACATGGGGGTCTTGTATGCTTAGATCCCGATCTCCTTAATACCGAGATCAGAAAGAGGACGCGCATGGTACACTATAACAAAATTGTTACAGTGCCTAAGACCACTTTGGTAGATCGTACCATCGCGGTCGAACCGTTGTTAAACGGGTATCTCCAGTCAGGAACTGACGTATATCTACGTCGGCGCCTGAGGCGAGTAGGGATTGATCTGACTGATCAAAGTCGGAATCAACGCCTAGCTATGCTCGGTTCTTTTGATCATAGCGACCCTTTTATAACCATAGATCTTTCTAGTGCTTCGGATAGTATCCCGTTGGCATTAGTTAGAAGGCTGTTGCCTCCCGATTGGTATGCCTTTATGGATGCTATAAGGAGCCCAGCTTATCGGATCGATGGTGGTGTTGCTAACCGCTACCATAAGTTCGTCTCTATGGGTAACGGCTTCTGCTTCCCTTTAGAAACGCTGATCTTTGCGTCTGTCTGTAGCTTATATTCGAACTCGTCAGCCGATTTCTCGGTTTACGGAGACGATATAATCGTAAGACAGTCCGTATCATCTAGGGTTCTTAGAGCCCTTTGGATGATCGGATTCCGACATAACCCTGATAAGACCTTTTTAAAGGGGCCTTTTAGGGAGTCGTGTGGAGCAGATTGGTTTGCAGGCCGAGATATTCGGCCATTAACACTTGACTATGAGCTAAGAGATTTAGCCTCCTTGGTCAAGTTTCATAACTTGTC